CTTTTTGTTTCGCCGCTCCACTACATACTTCATTTACTTTCTTCACCATCCCCCGATCAAAGAGAATATTCTCTATGGGTATAAAACGGTAAATGTCGTTATTTTTTCCATTGGCTTTTTTATCCGCTACTGTATAATGCTTTATTTTTTCCATTAAATTTGATTATTGATTCAATAATTAAATAATAATCAAATTTATATGTTCTTTTTAATCACAGAATCACCTGCAAAAGCTAAAAAAATCCAAGGTTTTCTATCAAATCAATATACTGTAAAGTCTTCTTGTGGACATATTACAGATCTAGAGAAGAAGAAATTATCAATTGATGTTGAGAATAATTTTCAACCTACGTACAAAGTTACATCTGATAAAAAAGATGTAGTGAAAATGTTAAAAGAAGGTTCAAAAGGTAAAGATGTTATCTTTGCTGCGGATGATGATCGAGAAGGTGAAGCAATTGCTTGGCATACCGCAAATGTTCTAGGTGTTGATATTGGAAAAAAAAATCGTATTATCTTTCGAGAAATATCAAAAAAAGCAATTCTAGCATCCCTTAAGAAACCTATTCAAATAAATATGGATGAAGTTAATGCTCAACAAGCTAGACGTATTATTGATCGTTTAATTGGATTTAAACTTTCTCCATGTCTTTGGAGACATATCCATACCTCCGAATCAGGTTTATCAGCAGGAAGGGTTCAAAGCGCATTACTTAATCTATTAGAAGAAAGGGAAAATATGATTGAGTCTCATGAACCTGATCTAATCCTTGATATTAAAGGTCAGTTTAAAGATTTGAAAGAAGCCGAGTTTATTTTCACAAATGATTATGATATCGATGATGAATTTATGAAAAATCTATTCAAAAAATTCAAAAAACAAAAATTATTTCAAGTTGTAAAATCAACACAAAAAAAGGATAAAAGTTATCCTAAAAAACCATTCATTACATCATCCCTTCAACAAAGTTCTCAGAATGAATTAGGGTTTCCTGTAAAAATGACTATGGATATTGCTCAAAAATTATATGAAAATGGACATATTACCTATATGAGAACAGACTCTACATTTGTATCCGAAGACTTCCAAAACAAAATTAATGAATTTGTTGGTGATAAATATTATCAAAAACCAAATGAAAAGAAAGTTAAAGGGGCTCAAGAAGCCCATGAAGCAATTCGTCCAACAAAGCTAAATAAAGACCTGGATGTATCTCCTGAAGAACAACGTCTATATAACCTTATCTTTAAACGGACAATCACTTCTCATATGAAACCAGCCGAATATAATGTTTATCGTATTCAGCTTTCAAATGAAGAAACAAAAGAATATGGATATTTTACAACAAATTATCGTCAGATGATTTTTCCAGGGTTTCTATCGTATGGGAAGAAGGAAGAAGAATTTCAATTGAATGAAAAACCCTCCTTTAAAGAAGAATATATTCTTGAAGAATGTATTAGTTCTGAGAAAGATAGTTCAAAACCTCTCCTTTATAATGAATCTGCAATTGTAAATCTCCTTGAAGAAACTGGGATAGGAAGACCATCCACATATGCTACTATTATTTCAACCCTTGGTAATAGGAAATATACTGTTATTAAAGATATCAAAACAGATGATATTGATGTAAGAATACTCCATCTAACAAAAGATGATCAATTAATTCAAAAAACAGTCGTTCAAAAAGGAAAGGTTGTAAAAAAGAGAATTCAAACCACACCTTTAGGAAGAAAGGTATTGCAATATCTTCAAGAACACTTTTCAAATGTATTACATAAAGAATTTACATCGGGTGTAGAGAAAGATTTAGACCTTATCGCCATTGGTAAAGCCGACTATATTGAGGTAATAAGGAAGGTATATGCATCATTTATTACAGTGGTGGATCAACAAATGGGATTAAAAAAGACTAGTTCACTAACATTACTTGGTGAAAAACAAGGGAAAAAGATATATATGGGAAATGGTAGATATGGACCTTATCTTCAGATGATTAATCAAGCCGAACAGAAAAAGAATTTTAGTCTTCAGAAATACCTTGAAATCATTAATATGGATGAAAAAGATTTTACATTGGAAGATGCGATTAAATTCATTAAATATCCAAAGAAAATTAATGAAGATATTACCATCCATATTGGTCCCTATGGATATTATATGAAGTATAATGGTAAGAATTACAAAATCAATCAATCTGGTAAGTATTCAGAAGAATACTGTCTAAGTGTTATTCGTAAGTAATTTGATTCATCTTAATAAATTCATTCACTTCTTCTTTCGTAATTGGGATATTATACATTAAAGCATGTTGTTTACAGAAGCATGGAAAAAAGAAAGGGAACCATGCATGTTTTAAACACGTTTCACCTTTCCTTGGACCTTTTAATAAGATATGATTACATTGATAATTCATATATGTTTTTTTATCATTTTTTTTAAATAATTTAAAAGTAAATAGTAAAGATGAGTATTATGAATCCATTTGAAAAAATACCTGAAGAAGAGATCCAATTCTTTAAAGAGAAAGTTCAACGATGGTTAAATGTCGATACACAAATCTCTCAGCTAGAATCACAGATTAGAGAACTTAAAAAAGTAAGGAATAAGGAATTAGAACCACAAATAACCACCTTTATGACCCAATACAATGTCACAGATTTAAATACTGATAATGGTAAATTAAAATGTCAAGAAAGAAAGACAAAGAAAGGATTGAATAAGAATCATATCCGTGAAAACTTATCAAAGTATTTAACAGAACAAGATAAATTAGATCAAGCGATGGATGATCTATGGACAAATCGTGAAATAACTATTAGCTATAAACTTAAGAAAATAAAAGATAAAAAATAAGATATAATATATATGGAGGATTATATTATCCGTAAAATATCTAAAAAAAGAGGAGATAAATATTATCATAAATATTATGATAAAAAAGATAAATTAATCAAGGATAAAGCTTTTATTCAAAAAATTATTGATGGTATCTATATCTCCCCTGCATATGATAATGTAAAAATAAATAAAAAAAAAACAGCAAAAGTTCGAGCAATTGGTTATGATACTGAAAGACGTCCTCAATATATTTACAATAAAAAATTTATTGAAGATCAAAAGGAAAAAAAATTCAATCATATGTCTGCGTTTGGTAAGAAATTCACAAAGATCAATGAAAAAATTAATGAAGATTTATATTCGACAAAAGATTCAAAAGAAAAACAGGTAGCCTTAATCCTAAAGTTAATTATGGAGTGTCATTTTCGGGTTGGTAATGAAAGATATTCAAAAAAATATAAATCCTATGGAACAACTACATTAGAAAATAAACATGTAAAGGTTAAAAAAGACCATGTAATTATTGATTTTGTAGGGAAGAAGAAGGTAAGAAATATATGCACAGTTCGAAATAAGAAGGTAGTGAAAACATTACGTGAAAAGAAAAAGACATTAAAAAAGAATGACCGTGTCTTTACCTATCGTAAAGGAGATGATTACTTTAATATTCAATCTTCGGATGTAAATAAGTATCTAAAACAGTTTGGAAAATTTTCAGCGAAGAATTTCAGAACATGGGGAGCAAATGTTGAATTAATAGTTCAAATTAATCAATACTGTAAGAAAGGAGGAAAAATAGATACTCAAAAAAAAGCGGATGATTGTATTAAAGAAAGTATCCATGAAGTAGCCTGTAAACTACATAATACAAGTGCAGTTTGTAAAAGTAATTATATTGACCCTGAATTAATTAAATTTTTCAAAAATGATAGTGAAGGGTTTTTAAGACATTTTGATGTAAGTTCAAAAGAGGAATTATATAAAAAATATGTATCATTCCTAGACAATTTATAATTTAAAGTTTATCAACTATATACTATTATCGTAGTATGGACAATGAATCTATTATTTATTTCTTAACAATGAAAAGATTATTTATCTTTTTTGATGAATGGTTAAGTTATTTTATTCTATACCAATTGTGGTCATCATCTTATTATTATTTATTTGGTGTTTCCGTTGGATTAGCTATCTTATTTAATGGTTATGCGTATACATGTTACTGGAAACTTGAAAATAAATACAATGATTACTTAATTAATGAGATAAAGAAAATAAAATAAAATAAACCGTAAATTAGTTATGGAACAATTATTTACAGAAATTGCAAAAGATTTTAGTGGTAAAACATTTACAAAAGATGATCTAATGAATAAATATAAATATAAAAACAATGATATATTTCTTGATAAAGTAGTATTACAAAATAAAAAAGATATTGAAAATTATATTAAATCTCAAAAAAATAAATCAAATATACAGACTCTCTAATCACTTTTTATACATTTTTTTCTTACCATTTATTAATTCCCCTTTTTTATCACCCAATTCACCATCTTCAATTGCATAGATGTATTGTGGATTCTCCCCCTCAATAATAAAATATTCCTTTCCATAATGTTTTATTGTTTCAACAACAACATCATCATCTGATTCTTCATCAGTCATATCCTCTGTCGTCTCTCCAGAAGCTTCTTTCACTTCTTCTTTCACTTCTTCTTTCACTTCTTCTTTCACTTCTTCTTTCACTTCTTCTTTCACTTCTTCTTTCACTTCTTCTTTCACTTCTTCTTTCACTTCTTCTTTCACTTCTTTAGGATAGTCTCTATCGATAGCCATGTCAATATAATGTTTTGCTTTTAACAAATCTTCTTTCTGATTTTTCTGTTTGTGACGACATAAATATTTTATAGCGTTGCCTTCTGCAAATGGAATATTATTTTTGTTAATAAATTCTGAAGGCTGAATAACCATACATTGGTAATGACTCCCACCTACCTGTTTTTTATATATGTCACTCACTGTGTAACTTCCATAATTTCAATTCCTAATTGTTTTTGAGTTTCAGTTAAAACTCTATTAATTTTCCTAGCTTTTTTCCATGTTGCTTTTGTTTTTAAACGATAAGATGGAGTCTTTACATCTATTAATTTAATTTCTCCTGTAGGAGTGACAGCTACTAAATCAAATGGACACTGTGGGTCCACTGCTTTAGCAACGTGATAACCTTTACCTAATAGATCAACTATCATTTTATGTTCTCCTATTGAACCTTTAATAGATTTAGGACTACTCATACTCTATATCCTTTATAACTATCTCTAGGTCTTATAATATGTAATGTTTCTTTAGTTCTTGTTGCTCCCACATAAAATAATCTTTCTTCATCATCAGGATTATTTTCATAACCCTTCATTGTGTTTTCTGTTAGATCAGTTAACAAGACAACATTGTCTGCCTCGCCACCTTTAGCTCCGTGTATTGTTGATAGATTAATTCTAGGATCTTGATTTAATTTCTCGCCGTGATTCTTCATTGATCTAATATATTCTACTCTTCTGTATGGTGCATCATCAAAAGCTTCGTACCAAACTTTATCAGTTTTTAAACCATGCTTATTCTTTAATGCATCTATACCATAAAAAGATTCTTTTGCCATACCTAACAATCCTTTTTTATTTTTGTGTGCAGGTGTCATATAACTATAAATTTTTTCTATAGCTTTGTATGGAACTAACTGACCTTTTCTTAAATTTTCATAATCAGTTATTGCTTGATATAAATCTGCTTCATAATTTCTTTTGTTTCTATTTTTAAAATACATTTTTGGTGGTTTAAAAGGATAATCTGTTGGAAATTGTATTCTAATATTAAAAATACCTCCTTCATACACGGATTCAGTTGGACCAATAATAATTGGAGTACCATCTTCAGTCTCACCAGTTGCACTATCTCCTGTTAATTCATCATCAATCTCAGCAATACCAGTATCAATAACTTCATCTTCGTAACGGAAGAGTTCACATCTAAGTTCGTAAATATAAGTCTTTTGTAACTGATAGAATGGTTTTTCGTGCTCAACATACTTAATTTCAAATAATCTATCACCAAGAGGGAAATAGATTAGATCACCTTCCTTAGGTCTAGTTGTTAACTTAACATCAGGTTCATTCTTCATCAATGGTTCAATATACTGTTCCCATCTATCTTTGGAAATAGTTAATGTTATCTCATTAGTTTGCTCTATACCAAACTTAGATAGAATAGTAGGATTCTCCCCATATCCATCATAAGTATCTACATATGCTTCTAAAGGATATGCATCATCAAATTTTGAACGAACAACTTCTCTAATAATAGTCTTCTCAGAGACATACTTTCGAGGTAAATAATGCACCTCAACACCATACATCTTCAACTGTTCGTTGATTAGATCTTGAATAAGATTCTGTTCGGTTTTAGCACCTTGTTGAAAGTATGGATTAAGCATATTCTCAACCTATCATATCTAATGGTGGTAATTCATAAGTATTAGACATTATTTCACGAATTCTTTCTAATTCTTTTTCACCATCATCAAAAATTTGTCTTCCATTTAATTCAACACCACCAGGTAATTTAACCCCTTGGAATTTCATTAAATTTTGCCCCCATTGTCTTTTAATAAGAGCAGTTGTATATGGTTTTAAGAATGAATCATTCCAAACTCTAGCATAATCACTTGGATCAAGTTGTCTAAAACAATCAATAACCAAGTAATCATCCTTAGAAACACTACCCCAATCAATATCAAGATATAATCTATCCATTCTTTTATTAAATCTTATTTGCTTCTCTGTTGTCAATAAAAAATTAATATCTTCAAGATATGTTTTAGTCATCGCATAGGTCAACAATTCTGTTGCACCCCAATAGTAAATATCATTTAAAAACATCTGATACTTAACACTAAACATATTATTTGTCATAGTGTTAGTACCATCAAAATGGTATATCTTTGTTACACCAATAACTGATGGAGGTATTTGTAAAAAGTTACTATTTTCATAATAAGTAAAAGTTACATCTGTACCAGCAATATCAGCAGTTGCTGTTGTGGTTGTTATTCCAGTTTGCTTTTTACCAGATTCCATCGAGGCTCTTCCTCGATCAATATCATCTTGAGTTATTTTATATTTGAGATATGTTTGTGCAACACCATCAAAATGCCTTTCTTGAAAATACTGAACTGCATCATCTATAATATCATCTACTTGCTCATCAGCGACATTAATTTCCAGCACGGGAGCACCCAATTGCCTTCTACAATAATCTGCTAATTCTGATCTGCTTGATGGAGATGCCATGTATACAATTACCCCTGAATATATTTATGGTGCTGAAGCTATACCAGTATAAACCATAATATTTCCATTTACTATATTGTATATTGATGCCCCAGAACTTACTAAAACATTATACTCATATCTTCCTTCCGAAAGACTTGTAGTTGCAGTAGAACCCAAAGATATTTCAAAAATACCACCACCAGCACTCGTAAACCCTACAGTAAAAGTTCCTGCTGCAACTGTTGTTGCTGCTACACCTGCACTCTTCTGCATTTGAGCAGATCCTGTCCAAACTGATGTTGTAGTTAATCCTTGAAAATCAAAAGCAACATCAGAAGTATCAACTACATTAAAAGTAGTTTTAAAATCTGTACCAGTATAAAGTGCTAAATTAGCAGCATATGGCACACCTGCTGATGGGTCAAATGTTAAATTTTTACTTGCCATTAACCAGTTCCTTTAATAGAGATTTTATTTCACCAATCTCACCCTTTAAATTAGCAAGATCTTGTTCCATAGAGTCCACTCTTTCATTCTTTAATTCTTTTGCATTACGAGATGAAACATAATGTTGATAATCCAAAGAGTTTACATTAATTACTGTACCTGTATGAGGATCCCTTGCAAGATCCTTATGTCCATCGATATCATAATGTTCCATATTAAGCAAGAGCCATTACACGGAGATCTTTAATTTTGGGAACAAATACTTGACTTGTGGATGTCAACAATAACTTAATCCTATAGAATCTAAAGGAAGGTAAGTTGTCAGAACTAAATGTATACTCCTTAAAGGTTGCATTATTAGCAAAACCATATTGACTTGATGGAGTAACAAACCTATCAGATTGCCCATCATTGTTTCCTGGAGTAATTATTTGTCCTCTACTATTAAGATTATCATATCCAGGGAATGGAGTAAATATTGGTTCAAATCCTTGCTCATTTCCAAGAGCATAGAATGCTCTAATATTTGCATAAGGATTAGCATGACCAGATAATATTATCTTAATTGATGTAGCAGAACTTTCTAATTGAAGTTCTTTGGTAATATACTGACAAGCAGTAGGATCATCAGTAACAGATTTTACTCTATTATCCGTAGCATAGTTGCTAACAACACTATTAACTCTATTATTTGTAA